TATGTGAGGAGCGTGTGGGCGATGAGTAAGACAGGAAGCATTGAAGTTCAAATGAAAGAACTTCTCGACACGGTTGACAAGGAAGTCAAGGAATCCACTAAGCGGAACATTGACGCTGTTAGCCGTGAGGCTGTCCAGAAACTCAAGAACACATCTCCACGCAGAACAGGATCCTACGCCGGTGGATGGGGCAAGAAGAAGGAGGGCGAAATGGACGTTATTGTCTATAACCGCACTGACGCTCCTCTGACTCATCTACTCGAAAATGGGCACATCGTAAGGAATAAAAAAGGCACTTATGGACGCGTATCAGGGCGGAAGCATATCGCTCCTGTTGAAGAGTGGGCGTCTGACGAATTGCCTCGGAGGATAATGGAGGATATTCCATGACAATATTCCAAGTATTACAAAGCACCGGCCTTCCGTGTGCGTATAGCCACTTTAAGAAGAAGCAGTCTCCGCCGTATATCGTGTATATCGGCAACGGGCAGAACACCTTCCAGGCTGACGATACGCACTACTGGAAGCAGAACACCTACCAGGTCGAATACTACTTCACAACTAAAAACGAACAGAACGAGGAAGCCATTGAAACCGCACTGCTGGACAATGGCTTTTTATATGAGAAATCCGAGGACATCTATATCGAAGAAGAAGAGGTCTTCGTGATTTATTACTACATTTAATGGAGGCTACAAATGGCAAACAAAGTTGAATTTGGAATCAGCCAGCTCCACGTCTGCACATACACAGTAGGCGAAGGCGGTACTGTTACGCTTGGCACTCCGTACCATCAGAAAGGCGCTGTTTCATTCAGTCCTGAGGAAAGTTCAGAGCAGAACAACTTCTATGCTGACAATATCGTGTACTGGAGCGGATATTCGGGCGGTTCCATCGAAGGTGACCTCGAAGTCGCTATGTTCGATGATGAGTTCAAGACACAGTTCCTTGGCTACAGAGAACTGACAAACGGCGGTCTTGCAAACGTAAAGAACGCTACAAAGCCTAATGTCGCGATCTTTTTCCAGGTCGAAGGCGACAGCGAATCCCGCAGAGTGGCACTTTACAACTGCGCTCTCGGTGCGATCACAAGAGAATACAACACCATCGAGGAAAGCAAGGAGCCAGCAACAGAGACTCTCGCTATCACCTGCACGGGCGACAACGCTACTGGCGTGACAATGGCTGTATTCAAGCCAGCCGACGACGGTTACAGCACTCTGTTTACTGCACCAACCGCTCCGGCTATTGCACCATAACAAAACGGGGCGGGGCTGAAATGGTCTCGCCCTTTTTTTTCTTTAGGAGGGTGATCTAATGGAAAAAGTTATAAAAATCGGAAAACAAGAAGTCCGGCTCAACAACAACGTTGCTTGGACTATGGAATATAGAGATCAGTTCGGAAAGGATATCGTTCCTGCTCTTATGCCTGTTATCGCGTCAATGATTGAGGGCGTTTCCACTGTTGTCGGTGATACGGGCAAAGCGGAGCTGAACGTTACAGACATCGCTTCAGCTCTCCAGGGCAGAACAATGGATGTCCTGCTGCCGATGTTTCAGGTCGAGTTTGTGGATGTGATCATAAACGTCACCTGGGCGATGGCAAAGGCTGCGGACGAGACGATCGCTCCGCCGAAGCAGTGGGTGCGCCAGTTTGACGAGTTCCCGCTCGACATCATCGGCCCTGCTGTTTATGAGCTTGTAGTGAAGGGATTTGTAAGCTCAAAAAACCTGAAAAGGCTGAAGAAGATCGGAAAGGATCTGAGAAATCTTCAGCCCTCACACTTGACGACATCATCCTCGCAGGACTCGAAAGAGGACTAACTATGACAGATATCCGCAATATGCAGCTTGGGCAGGTCGTGGATTTTGTCATAGCGTACAACGACCGGCAGAAGCAGTCAGAGAGACAGGCTAAGCGGGCACAGAAGCGGAAAGCATCGCAGAACGATATCAACTCATTCTTTGGATAGGAGAACCCAATGGCGGGCAACATCAAAGGAATAACAATCGAGTTTCGAGGGGATACCACGAAGCTTGATAAAGCATTAAGACAAGTAAATAACGAGACAAGGACCATTGACAAGGAACTGCGGAACGTTGACAAGGCTCTGAAGTTCAACCCGACATCAGTCGAGCTCTGGAGACAGAAACAGCAGCTCCTGTCTCAGAAAATAAACGAGACAAAGGACAAGCTGGATCTGCTGAAACAACAGCAGGCGACAATGGACGCGTCCGGTGTAGATAAAAACTCGATGGAGTATCAGAAACTTCAGAGGGAAATCATCGAGACGGAGTCGAAGCTGAAGACATTTGAAGGACAGCTCAAACAGGTCGGAAACGTCAACCTCCGGGCAGCGTCCGAACAGTTCAAGGAATGGGGCGGATCTCTAACAGAAGCTGGGCAGAAGATGCAGGGACTCTCAATGGCTGCTGCCGGTGTCGTGGCAGCGCTTGCGGGGATCTCATATAAAGCAGGAACGAACGCTGATGATCTGAATACCTTGAGCAAGGTCTACAGCATCAACACGGGCGACCTGCAGAAATACGCCGTTGCTGCCGACCTTGTTGACGTATCCGTTGAGGATATCGCAAAGTCACACGTCAAGCTCGAGAAATCCATGTATTCAGCAAATACGGGCTCAAAGTCAATGCAAGAGGCTTTTGACAAGCTGGGCGTTTCTATAACGGACTCGAACGGCGAGCTCAAAAGTGGCGACGCTGTATGGCAGGAGACGATCCAGAAGCTCGGACAAATGGAGAACGAAACCGAGCGGGATGCTCTTGCGATGCAGTTAATGGGCAAGAGCGCAGCGAACCTCAATCCTCTGATTGCAGATCAGGGAGAAACATACAAAAATCTGACGGACACTCTGAAACAGTATGATCTCGACTTTGTTGATCAGGAGACGCTCGACAAGGCAAACGAGTTTAACGACTCCCTCGATACGATGAAAGCTATCGGATCCGTCGCTCTCTCAACGGTCGGCTCACAGCTTGCAGCGTATCTCGCTCCGGCACTCGAAAAAGTTGTCGGTTGGTTCGGCAAAGTTGCGGAGTGGCTATCGAAGCTGTCCCCGGAGGTGCTGACGGTCATCGGCGTGGTCGCTGGTGTCGTGGCTGCTATCGCTCCCGTTCTGCTGATACTCGGAAAGGTAGCGTTCGCTATTAGCTCGATAATGTCGCTTATGAGTACGCTCAATCTGTCATTTGCAGCCCTTGCGGGTCCTGTCGGAATCGCAATCGCTGTTATAGCTGCCTTGATAGCTATCGGTGTATTGCTCTATAAGAATTGGGACACCATAAAAGCGAAAGCTCTCGAGATAAAAGCATCTCTGATAGCTACATGGAACGGCATCAAGACAAGTGTGACCAATGCGGTGAACACACTTAAAACCTCATTAACGAACGCCTGGAACAGCATCAAGGCTACAGCATCAAGCGTGTGGAATGGCATCAAGACGGCAATAACAAGCCCGATCACATCGGCAAGGGACAAGGTCAAGGCGATCATTGACAAATTGAAGAGTTATTTCCCAATCAAAGTCGGAAATCTTCTGAGCGGTATCAAACTGCCACACTTTAAAATCAGCGGTTCATTCAGCATCAAGAACAAGACCGTTCCGTCGATCTCGATTGACTGGTATAAGACGGGCGGTATCTTTGACGGTCCGCAGGTTATCGGTGTCGGTGAAGCTGGACCTGAGGCGGTAGTTCCGCTCGACAAGTTTTGGGACAAACTCGACAACATGAACACGGGCGAAACCAATATCGTTATCAATGTCAACGGAGCGGGCGATCCGAAAGCCGTTGCAGACGAGGTCAAACGAATACTCATACAAGAAACGAACAGGAGGCGTCTTGCATGGCAGTAACAGGAGCAATTTTTAACAGCTTAGTTTTCGGCGGGGTCAGCTCCGCCGATTACGGCATATACATCACGGGCGAAGCGGTATTCAACGCACCATCACGGGCGGTCGAAACTGTCTCCGTCCCGGGGCGTAATGGCGACATCATCATCGATCAAGGGCATTGGCAAAATATCAAAGTCACTTACCCAGCGGGGACGTTTGGGATGAGCGAGACAGAATTCAGAACGGCTTTATCTGATTTTCGTAACGCTATCGTTTCACAGCTTGGATATCAGAGGTTATCCGATACATACCACCCCGACGAGTACAGAATGGGCACTTATGTAGAGGGGCTTGAGGTCGACGCTAAGAATTCCAACAAAGCGGGACAGTTCAATCTTGTTTTCGACTGCAAACCTCAAAGATGGTTAACGAGTGGTGAAACAGCCGTAACGGTTGCCAGCGGTGACACGCTGACAAATCCGACACCATATGATGCGGGTCCGCTGCTGATGGTTGAGGGGTACGGAAAGATGAATATCGGAGACTATCCACTCGAGATAGTAAATGACGTACTTGGTACGGTCAGCTTGTACAACAGCGTGATGACACAAAAGCCGATAAGCGCAGCGACGGAATATTCAGCCACCATCTCAACTACATTCTCAACAGCTGAACTCAATGCGGGGGACACAGAGCACCTTGAGGATTTTTCTTTTGCACTCAAGATCGACAACGGTTCGTTTTCTGTGGTTTCGTGCCGAATTGATTCGCAATCAGGTCCCGCAACATTCTCGCTCGCAACATTTACGCCGGGTAAACTTTCCTCGACAACACTCAATGTATCATTCCCGAACATGACAGCGGGGACAGCCGTCGAAAAGCAGGAGTGTCATGTAGACTTGTATATGGATTACGGCG